AGCCACTTTTGCGGATCGCTGCCGACCTTCGAAAGCGTCTGGGCGTTCTGATGCCATTTAACAATCTCACCGAATGGATGCGGATGCTTTTTAAGACGCGAGATAATCTCATCCCTCTGGGCTTGGGGCATTTGCTCCAAATCTTTACCCATTGCCTCATAAGCCTCGGCCACCTTGTCAGCCCCGTATGCTGTTTCTGCATTGGAGCGCGAGAAGGTTTCCCGCATTTCCTGAAGCTGTTCCTGAATAGGGGTAAGGGCTTCCTGAGTGGCCTTCTGATGCCACTTGTTAGGGTCTTCCCAAATCTCAACAGGCTCTTCAGGCTTAGGAGCTTCCTGCTTTGTAATCCGCTCGTTAATCTGGGCTAGCTGCTGGCGTAAGAGGCGGTTTTCATCCTCATACCTTCTCTTGGCCTCAGATTCCTCACGCAAACGCCAAGACGGGATTTTACCCTCATCATCGACCTTTACATCAGGCTTAACTTCCGTAATTACGTCCGGCTTTACCTCAACCTTGGCCTTGTCGGCCTTGGCAAACTTGCCAGCTTCATCACGGACACGCTCAGTCGTCTCAGTGGTCTCCTTTTCAGGAGAGACCTCTTTAACTTCAGGCGTGGTTGCAGAATCAAAAAGTTCCTTGTCGTCCATCGGTACTGTTTCGTTAGGCATTAGCCGTCCTTCTTCCTATGGATTTGGACACGGAAAGGCGTGAGCCATGCCGGGTTCAAGCATAAGATTGCTGTTTCGTAGCTTACGATTGTCACCCACTATCGCGGGGCGTAACGGTGTAGGGTTTAAAGGCTTTCTCTACTGGCCTTCCCTGTATCGTAGGGAGTACGTTTTAGTAATCTATCACTAAGCAGGCTGACTTGCAACTTCCTGTTTCTGCTTCATCTGCTCAGGTAAAAGTTGTGTCTCTACGATTGTCTTTTCCGTCTGTGCGCGCTTCAGTTCAGCGCTCGCCAGCGTATCAATAACCTTTGCCGCTTCCGAATTAGCCGTTGCACCATTTAACCCATCGGCCTTCATGGCCTCGAACTGCATGGTCATCTGGTGCTTTTCCTGCTCGGTCTGCATATCCTGAGCGTTCTTCTCGCGCTGCATTTGAATGCTGGCCTGTTGTTTTTCCCTCTCAAGCTGAACATCAGCCTGCATCTGCTCGCGCTTCATCTGGGTATCGGCCTGCATCTCAGCGGCCTTTGCCTTCATATTAGCCTCGACTTCGGCCATCTTGATCTTCATTGGGTCTTGGGCTGAACTTGCCTGTTGAGCCTGCTGTAGAATTTCCTGATATTTCTTCTTTGCCGATGAGGCTAAAGGCGACATTTCGATGAGCAATTGAGGGGGTATCTGAGCGCCTTTCGACGCCATAAGCGATAACGTGTCAAAAGCATCTGCCTGCATGTTAATGGTGTCCGGGCCCTCATCAATAATAATATCCACATCTAGCGACCCCAAGGCATTCGAGATAACAGGCTGTCCGCTTTGTGGATCAATTGTTAACTGATTAACCGCAAAGAATTTAGCCAGTTCATTGTCATCCGTAACCCTGATCCACCGCTCTGCCGTCCAATGAGTTTGGATTGCGCTCCACAAAGCGCGGTAGAACCTGATCTTCCAGCCTTTGAACGAAACGAGGAACGGCCCTAACTCCGCGACCCCTGCCGATTGCTGTAATTGAATAGCCCGGCCTGACATATCGTTAACACCTTGACCCATAAGAGCCGGGTTAAAGCCGTAATTCTCGATTTCGTTCTTGGCGTCCTCAAGGAAGGCAACCTGTCCTTGCATTTCTGCATTACGCGCAGCGTCATCAAACTCGGCCTTCATGCCGGGGTTAACAATAATTATCCCATCCGGCCTAGCCGCTTCCTTGCGGGCCTTCTGAATGTCCTGAAACGCCCCCTCCTCGGCGATAATCCTTCTCGTGTTCAGAAGATGTAGGGCTTTCGAGCGCCTTTGATTAATCTCGTCCTGCGACGATTTCATATTCCGAACGAAACCGTATCTGTCCCCATCCTGATCGACAAACGCCGAATACATTATAAATTTACAAAACGTCTTTTTCTTCTCGTCAATGAAAGGGGAGTCTCCCTCTTGAAGAATTGTTGACCCTGTGTAAATGCAGTATTTCCAAACACCGCCTTTTTGATACCAGTGATCAACAAGCCTGATTTTCTTATTATTCCCAGTGCCGGTTATCCATTTCTGGTCACTGTCCGGGTTAGATGTTAGCTCAGTCCCGCTCTCAAGCGAGGCCATGATCTCATCTTCTTTATCGGAGTTAATGCTAATCGCGTCTTCAGGATCAGCCCATTTGCCAACCCCTTGAAACTTGGCATCCGAGAAGTCTGATTTGAGCGAGCGTGGATCATAAAAATATGAGGCCGGATCAGTAATCTCAAAGCCTATCTCAACGTCACCCTTATCGCCTTTCTCAAGAACTAATTCTAGACCGCCAATTCCGTCTACCGCGCCATCCAGCCCAACCTCTGATGATTTGTTAGGCCATTCGCCAGCGTCCAGCGAATATCTCAACGTCGCCGTGGCAATCTCGGCTCCTGCCTCATGCTTTGGAGTACGAGGAAATCCTCTCGGATCAAGCCTTTGCTTTTCCAGAAGACCGACAACAGCATTTAGTTTTCGTCCGATACGGTTATAAGTAACGACAGGCTGCTTGCGATCATTCAGTTCCTTGATCTGCTTGGCCGTCCATTGCGTGCCGTGATAATAGCGCCTTGCATCCTGCTGCTCTTTAATCTCATCCGACTTTAGATCGAGATACGATAGATAGCCCTTCTTTAATTCCTCTAAGCTTTTGCCGCCCGTAAATTCAGCAGGCGCACCCATGCCGGATGATTTGCTGCCTTGAATATATCCTGTATTATTGGAAACATTACCGTAAGCCATTTTTATCCAATTATTGAGAGTTCATCGGCGTTTGATTCTTCCTTGTAAACTCGGTAGTCCGTTGGTCTTTGGGGCTTTGGTTTTTCAATCTCAGGAACCCAAGGTCTGCTCATACAGGCGTAGCGACAATTATGAACAAGAACGCCGTTAGCGTAATATTCTTCAGCCTCATCAACTGATATATTAAAGACCTTTTGCAATCCTGCGGGCAAAACTTTTACGACATATATTGGAGCACCAGAATGCTCTATTATTTTTTGCCTCAAACTCTTTATTGCAGTTCTTGCAAGCCTTAATAAACTTTTCCCTAATGTAGCTTCCCGGCTTGGCGCACTTATGTGAACAGAATTTGATCTTAGAATATCTGTTAACGCTGAATATTGAACTACAGGTTTTGCATAGCCTCTTCTCGTTATCAACTCTTGATGATCGTCGCCAAGATGCCTTGCATTTATTAGAGCAAAATCTTGCATCCTTAACGATTGTCTCAAATACCAAATTACATTTTTGACAGAGTAACGGCACCCTAGGTAATAAGGCCGTGTGATGTTGTCTATGTTCTTTGGGTGTAAGGCATTGAAGATTCGAAGGATCGTTATTTTTCTCATTACCATCGACGTGATGAATAAGACAGCCCTTGGGAATTTCACCATGAAGCTTTCTCCAAAGCCTTCTGGCAACTCTGCGGTATTTGTCTGGGTGTTCCATGACCGCAACATATCACCATAACTCAATGATGACAACTCTTTGAAACCAATATCCTCAACCCACACAGGGTGATTAGCCGTGCCTCTTACGATATTGCCATTCGATAAATAAAGATCGAAGACAGGTTTAGTGCCATGACTGAACACAGCATTAACTGACCGCAACCCCAATCTCGTTTGAACAAGATCGCCAACCCTTAAAGCTGATATTGGCGCACCACCACAACTAGTTCTAATCAGCGTATCGGCAACAAAGCATTCATCTGCCGCATGATCTTCGGCCTCGGTATCAATGTCCTCTGCCCTCAATAAATCATGCTGAAGTGCAGGAACAGTGCGAATAAAATCCTTGCACGTCTCAAACACGTAAAGCATGGGTACGCCATCCATTCCCTTAATTCGGTTGCGCATCATGTCCCAGCCGCCCATAGCGCCTGCACGCGCCACTCTCTTGTTATCGGCGGGGCGAACAATTACGCCTTTTCGGATCATCTGCTCTGAGATAGGCGGGCCTGATTGCGTTGCGAAAGCGGCAGGATCAAGAACGCCGTAAGTTATATTTTCGCCCTTCTCGCGCTCTAGAATACCGTCTGCAACTTCTTCAGCGTTAAGTCTTAAGCCTACGTTAGGACTAGTGCATCCGTACCATTCACGATAACGAATTATAGCGCCCCGTGGTATTTGCTCATGCTGGTCACCAGCAACAGCCCACCATCCAACCGAGAATGGCTTCGCAAAACCCCAGTCAATCGACCTGAACCGTAACCAGTCACTCGGTATTTCAAACGGCCTGATGATATTCTTGATCGACCATCCATCGAAGAAAGCGCCCTCGATAACCGACCAGTCACCGTCAAGCCAGGCTTTGACTAACTGCTCAGACCCAACCTGAAAAAGATTAGCGACATAATCATCGCCTAGAAATTTATTATCTAAAACCTTCGACGGTATGAACACCCGCGTCTTTTCAATTTTGTTTTTCGTAAACGGGTTTATGAACTCAGTTTTGAATACCTCATAGCCAAACGGAAACTCTCCTAACTTATATCTTGCCTTCACCCATTGATGGCCAGCCCCTCCGGGGTTGCATGTGCCTTTCATTTGACACGGCACGCCATTACCGGAGCGAAGCGTAGCCTGTAATTTATTTATCGGGCTTTCACTAGGAAACGTCCCCATCTCTTCAGGATAAATACGAGTGTAAGAGTGTCCCTGATAACCATCAGCATCCGAATCATTCTCAAGATAGGCAAACCTTAATCGACCGCCTTTCGGCCCTCTGAAATACTTATCCTGCTCATGCCATTTGTAACCAAGCGGTTGCATGATTTGCTTTGAACGCTCAATAAGCTCAACTAGCTGGGTTCGCTCTCTACGAAACGCCATCCCAATAGCGTCCTGCCCGTAGATGTCCTCGTGAGAAATATAATCCCCAACAATCGCATCCGACTTCCCACCACCGCGCGCGCCTCCAAAGGCAACATCATCAACCGGGCATGAGAT